ATGCGCTTAGTTCGGCTTTAGGAATCATAACTGACAAAGATACTGACGCTGGAGGTGAGCAAATAAAAGCGGATATTGATAAAAGAATATTAGCGTGCAAAACTCAAGGCGACCTAACTAAGTTATTCAGTGAGGTCAACCCAAAAGATGCAGCTACAATAGAGAAGTTCACCAAAAGAAAATTAGAACTTAATGGAAAATAAGGGCAGATTTTCAGCAAGCGGAGTATCAAAGCTATGTGCCGAAGGAACTGGAGCTACAAGGCTAAGTTATATTTATGAAATAGCCTTAGGTCTAGTAGACTGCAAACCAGATATTACGACCAGCGCAATGTATCATGGCATCAATAACGAAGCTGCAGCATTAGATATATTGATACAAGAAAAAGGCGGTCAGCATAACTTTAATTTTGAGACTGGCAGACAACAATCATTCAAAGTAAATGACTATTTGAGTGCAACGCCAGACGCATACGAGCAAGGTATTTGGACAGGGGATGCCAAATGCCAATACTCAATTAAAGGATTTTTAGAGCAGAACTCCAAAATATCGAAAGCATATAACTACCAAGTTCAAACTCAGATGCTCGCATTGAAAGTTGACAAAGCCTATCTTATTAACTACCTGACCAAACCAGAGAAATTCGGACAAGACGATTGGACTGAATATCCGTTCCCATTAGAAGACCGTTTTTATATTCACGAAATAAGCAAAGACGAGGCTATCTGCGACGAGATTTTGACTAAGACTGAACAATACCACCATTTAATAAATGTAGCCTATGAGCAAATGGCAAACGCTACTATTTTAGATGAGATGGAGTTTTTCTATAATCAGCTTAAAAATGGCGTTTACTATAAGTCTCTAAAAGATTACTGGGTGAACAATGAAAGCGAGGTATTTAGATTTGACAATGAATTTTACATAACTAAAAAATAAATTAATCACATGAAAAAATTAGAACCATTACACTATTGGCTATTGATAACCGCATTAGTTTTATGCAATATTATTTGGATTTGCACGACATTGGACGTTGCAAAGCAAAGAGACGAATTAAAAATATTCATTAAAGACCAAAAGGAAACCATCGACGGTTTATATGAGATTTTAGAATACAAAGACAGTTTAATTAATAATCAATATATTTGCACAGAGTTTTGTGATTAATTCTCTTTGGGAGGTCGGCTGGGTGCAAAGCCTAGCGACCTTCTTTTTTTAATTACTTACTAAAATTAATCACAAATGAATAATTCAAAAATTAAATTAAACCCTGACCAACTACTAACTAAGATGTTAGCATTTGCCAACTCTATAGAGTGTCCAGCTGAAAAAAAATTAAGACTAATAAACGGTGCTTATAAGACTTGGGCTGACGCTATAACAAACCACAATCCATTTACCTATGAGAAAGTAAAAGGAGAACGAATATATTATATTGAGAATATACCAATCCTTAATAGACCTAAAACATATACAGTCAATAAGCGTAAAAAAATGACTGCTGCTGACTGGATACAAAGGAGAAAAGACGCTCAATATAAAACACAATTAAGGGAAGAAGCAAAAAAAGCAAAAGAAATAAAGCCTAAAAAACAACCAAAACAACTTACAAATGAATATAAAAAGAAGCCTGTTATAGACTTAAATACTAAAGAAATTTATAGTTCATGTACTGAAGCGGCAATTAAAAATAATATGCAAATAGGCACAATGAGTAACTATTTATTACGTAAAAATAAAATAAGACCAAAAGTAACTAATTTTGTATATTTGTCTGAATATAAATCAAATTTTAATTAATAAATTAAAAAATGAATACGACAGAAAAATGGATAAAAGAACTTCAGATATTGGAACGGCTGCAATCAATGTCCAATCCAAACTATATGAATTACAAAATCAGAGCTGCTGAAATAAAACTCATCAAAAAATTTATTCAATCTTTAAACAAATAATAAAATGTTAATAAACCTCTATTTAAAAGAAGAAAAAAAGTCAATCACTATTTCAATTAACGAGAAAGTAGACAATTATGGAAACAATTGCTCTGCATGGATAACCCAAACCAAAGAGGAAAGAGAAAGTAAAGCATCTCGCACCTATGTAGGTAATGGTAAGGTCGTATTTTCAAAGGCAAAGGAATATCCAATAGCCCCAAAACAAGAATCTAAGTCAGACGATAAGACACCTTTCTAATGGACTTAGAACAATACCGCTTTCATAAAAAAATGCCTATTGAGCCCATTATAAAGTGCAAGGCTATGATATTAAATCCAAGTCGATTGAAGGGAGCTATCAAAGAAATTGAATCCAATGTGGAGCTATTTCACACAGCAGGATTAGCGCATGATAAGACTATAATATTTATGGCGAGAGTTGGTAAGGAGATAAAACCAGTAAACGAAAAAAAAATATGTCAATAGATAATTGTCCAGAAGGCGGTGAGGGGTTGCTAGTCTATCCGCTAAAAGATTTGATTGCACTAGATATTGCTAGGTGTTCTAATAAAGAATGCGAAATAAGGCACGAATGCGCGCGATATGAGCAATCAAATATAGATAAGCAATATATTAACAGGATAGTAAGTTTCGGAGCGTTTGAGCCTATCAATTCAATTTGTAACTTTAAAATAAATATATGAGTAAATACATTTTATTCGGTTTGATTATCTTTGGCTTAATGATAGCTTACCTTATACCGCCAACTGACTCTAGTAAGCCAACAGATAAACTATACTTTGAATTTAAACAAAAGGATAGCTCGGTAACTGCCGACGGATTTTTAAGATATAAGGGCAAGTGGTGTCCGATAGTATTAAATGACTCAATGGCGGTCATATATGAATAAATTAACCAACTAAATTATAAAAGAATGAACTTAACAAATTTAACACCAGAACAAACATTGCAAGTATTAGGATTGGTACATTATGCCGAAAACAATACTGAAATCCAAAAAGAAATTAATTGGAAAGACCATTATCCTACATTAGTAGAAAATTTTGAATGGATAGACGAACTACAACACCAATATGAAGACGCAGTAGATAGTAACGAAAATTATATACATGGAGTTTCTTTTGCGGATTATGTATTACGTATTGAAAGGAATAGACAAATTGACGCTAAAGAAATGCACAATGAACATAGAGAAAATATTGTATCCTAAAGCCAATAAGCTAAATAAAAAAGGTTATATTCAAATAATAGATGCAGAATTAGACCCATTAGATTGTTATGTAGTTAAAGATTGTATTGAAATAATTACAACAGAATGTAGCTACATAATGCTTAATAAAATCAATCTATTAAAAATGATAGAATCAATTGATAAAATTAACCACTAAAAACTAAAAGAATGAAAAGCACAATCAAATTATTACAAAGCCTATTGGAAGGTAAAGTCCTAAACTGCAAAACAATTATGAAAGACTTCGGATATTCAAACGCCAGTCGAGAGATTATCCGCAAAATTGAGCAGCCTTTTGAAATCACCCTCAAAAGAGAAAAAGTAAGCTCTAAAAATAGATATGGTGAGCCTGTAACCTATTTGAACTATTCATTAATGGCAAAGGATAAAGCCAAAGTGACTAGGTTATTGAAGTCATTTAGCAAAGCAAATGGATAAATTTGAATTAGCTGAAAAGATACTAGCCATTTTAGAAGAAGCGGATTTGACTGACTTTGATAAGATGGCTATTATTGTTGAAGTAAAAAAGCGGTTAGTAGCTGAGAACAAAATGAGAATGCAACGTGAAATCTATGAGCAATTAAGAAAAAATGATTAATTTTGCTTTATGAACGGAGTTCCGCTAGAGGTTTTGCATCACCAATATATGTCAAGTCCACTAGCTAAATATAGATTAACCTATGAACAGTTCGCATACTACTACACTAAATGGATAAACGAAAAAATAAATGAAAGATAGAATAAAGCAATCAATTAAACTAGACTGGCAAAAGATTAAAGCGTTGCAACCTGAAAATGTAAAGCTACCCTACAATACAGCGCACCTTAAAAAGTCCTTATTAAAGTACGGATTTTCATTACCCTTTTATGTATGGGAAAGTGAAGGTGAGTATTACTGCATCGACGGACATCATAGGTTAGACGTATTAAACGAACTAATAGCAGAAGGTCATAAAGTGCCAAAGGAACTAAACGCAGTAGAAATCGAAGCTAAAGACCGTAAAGAAGCTATATCAATTCTAGTATCAGTGTTTAATCAAAAGTCTAATCCATTCGCAGAAGAATACCTTATTGAGTTTTTAGAAGTTGAAAATATAGACATTCAAGAAGTCAGTATTGAAAGTGTTAATGTTGTAGTTCAAAATGTAGGTGCGCTCGGAGATTTTGAAAATGAAAATACTATAGATTATTCAATATTGGATGATGATGAAGATTTTCTAAAAAGCCAAACAGAGCAAATGTCGGCTGGAGTTAAGAAAGCAATACAGATAGAATTTGAAAATGAACACTATGAAGAAGCCTATCAGCTTGTAAAGTTTTGGCGTGAACAAAAATTGTATGTAGGTGGGTTCTTAATGGAAAAGCTAAAAGCAGAAAAGGAAAAGTTATGATTTGTTTTATACCAACAAAGGGAAGGTTAAATACTAAAACTTACAAATTGTTTCAAGACGTTGGTATTGAAGTAAAGCATTTTATCGAACCACAAGAAATTGAAAAATATGAAGTTCCAAGCAAAGTATCCATATTAGAAAACGATAAAGGGATTGGGTATGTTAGAAACTTTATGCTAAATTACGCAAGGAAAAATAATTTTGAATGGGTTTTAATTTGTGATGACGATGTAGACCATTTTGGTTTATACAGAAATGGTAATATAAAAAAAGACGCTTCAATATGGAATGAAATTTTTGACAAAGCAAAACAATTACCCTTTGAATTGATAGGTATAAATTATAGACAATTAGCTTGGACTGAAAAAAAAACTTATTCAATAAATAAAAAATTTGCAGAAGTTTGCGTTCTAATGAATGTAAAAAAAATTAAATGGGATTATAGATGTCAATTTAATTTAAAAGAAGATAGAGATTTTGCCTTGCAAACAATTAAAAACGGAAACGGTATTTTGAGATTTAATAAATACTTTTTTAATTGTCCAGACGTAGGCAGTAATTTAGGGGGGCTGCAAAATCAATATAAGGCTAAAAAAGACGAAGAAAGCGCAAAAAAAATGTGTAAAGAATGGCATCCGTTTGTCACCTTAAAAAGAAAAGGTCAGCGTATAGATATGAAAACTGATATAAAAGCATTAGCAACACATTATAAAAAACAAGTAAAATGAAAAGAATTGATTTAATAGCAATAGACCATAATCGTAAAATAGGCGAATCGTGTGAATATATTGAACCAAATGTAACAGAAGATTGTATATTTTATGCAGATGGCGAACCTGTAGGGTTTTATCTAACTAAAATGCCTGAAAAAATGTGCAAATTAGCTGATTTAGCCAATTCTGAATTAAGGACTAAAAATGTACCTAAAACAGAAATGAAAAGAGCACCTACAGATGGTATTGATGAAAAAACAGGAAAGTATAAATATAAAAATGTAGTATTGCAATATTCTACAATAATCGGTTCTGTACCTCCAAAGCCACATATGAGAAGAAACTATGCAACTTTATCAAGTGTTCACGGAGTAAAAACAGCACAAACATTTATAAAAGCTATGCTATTATTAGCAAAAGAAAGTGAGCAATTAATAAAAGAATTATTGCCAAAACAATATGAGCAGCAACTTGAATTATTTAAACAAGTGCCAGAAAAATGGAAGTTTGGAAATCTGTTTACAAGTTCTATTTCAAATTATAATATTTCAGCACCATTCCACCGCGACGCTGGCAATATAGTTGGAGCAGTAAACGTAATTATTTGTAAAAAATTCAATTCAAAAGGTGGAGATTTGCACGTTCCAGATTACGGAGCTACTATTGGTCAGCAAGACAATTCAATATTAGTTTATCCAGCGTGGCGAAATGTTCATGGGGTGACTCCAATTATACCAACTCACGAAGGAGGATATAGAAACTCACTTGTATTTTACCCATTAAAAGCATTTGTAGGATTAGAAGATTAAAAATCAACCAATGTCAGAATCAATACATCACCCTAAACATTACGGAGGAGACAATACCTACGAAGCTATAAAGGTAATCGAACACTATAACCTAGACTTTCACTTAGGGAATGTGTTAAAGTACATTCTAAGGGCAGATAAAAAAGGCAAGGAGCTGGAAGATTTGAGGAAAGCACAATGGTATCTAAACAGGAGAATAGAACAGTACGAACATAATATTACTAAACGACAAAAAGTGTCGCTAAACGAGCAATAAACGAGCTATGGCAAAAATTGATAATCTTAAAGGTAAGGGGGTTAAATTCTCAAAAGACTACCAACCGTCACCAGAGAATAAATCTGCTGGTAAAAAGAAAATAAAGACTATTAAAGACGCATTAGTATTCATAGGAGAGCAGATAGCGAGCAAAAAGAATACTATAAATGGTGAGTTTGAATTTTCAATGGAGGCTGAAATCATTTATAAGCAAGTTGAAAAAGCATTACAGGGTGATACTAAGTCCGCAGAGTTCATGGCTAAGATAGGAGGTTGGGAATCACCTAAACAGGTTGAGCAAAAGAATACTCACGAGATGATAGGACTAGCAGCTGAGTTTGTGGATAGGTCATAAATATGCACATTAATAAAGTTCAATTCGATAATAAGTGGTTTAATCCACTATTCCATATACTCTGGGATATTGAAACCAAATATCCGAATATAAAGCACGTTTACATCTATGGCGGTAAGTCATCAACCAAAACTTATACGGTAGCACAATTCGCATTGATTAAAGCGGCGGTATATGGAAAGAACACCCTAGCCTTTAGGAAAGTATCTGACCGTATGAATGAGACTTTGATAAGCACATTTAAGAAGGCGAGACGTACCACTAAAGTAGAAGCTGCAATAAACGTAATGGATAAAGAGTTCAGAGCGTCAAAAGCACACATTAAGTTCAAAGGATTGGATAGTGAGGATAGCGCAAAAGGTATTGAGGATTATTCATATATGCTATTTGATGAGTTAGACCAATTTAGCCAGGAGGAATACGAAGAGACTAGACTATCATTTAGGGGCGAGGTATCTAAGATGTTTTTCTGCACATGGAATCCAGTTAGTGAGCATTTATGGATTAAGCCTTACCTAGATAGAATAGAATGGATAGACAGTGAATACAAGCTCCCAAGTCCAGAAAGTTTTATTAAGATGTCCGCAGACGGTGCAAGGTTGCTAATTAAAACCGACTATAACGATAACTATTGGAGCGTTGGCTCACCTTGTGGAACGTATGGCTATCGAGATGAAGCGTTGATAAGAGACTACGAACAGTTAAAGACATACAACTATAATAAGTATCGAGTAGTGGTATTGGGTGAATGGGGAATAACGGAAGTAAAAAGTCCTGCGGTACAAACCTTTGACGTTAGTAAGCACGTTGGCAAAGTAACTCCATTAGAACATACGCCGTTATTGTTTTGGGTTGACTTTAATATTGACCCTTTAGCGTGCACTGTATGGCAAATATACCGAGAGGACGGCAAACATAAGATAAGAGGCATAAGGGAGATAACCATTAAGGCTAAGGAGGGTATTCATAATACTCAGCAGCTAATTGACTTAATCAAACTACAATACGCTACCAAGCTACATTCAATATGCTTTACAGGTGATGCTACAGGTGCAATGGGTAGGGCAGAAGGTTTATCTAATTGGATTCAGATTAACAAAGCATTCAATCTAGGGAGACGGTTACAAGTTCCCAAATCAAATCCAAGTGTATTGGCATCTATTGACTTATTGAATTATGTATTTTACAATCACCCAGACATTCTACTAGATGAAAGTATGACCAATACTATATTTGAATTGCAGCATACCGAGAAAGATGACAAAGGACTAATTAAAAAGGATAGGAAGTTAGCAGAGCAGCGAGCTGACTTTATAGATTGCATACGTTACGGATTTTCGTATTGGTTTATGTTAGTGGACGACATTCAGAAATATCCTCACAAATTTGGAATAAAATAAATATCTTTGCAGTATGAATAGTGAACTAACTGAAATACTTTTATACTCATTGATACTGTCTTTATACATCAATGCCTTACAAATTATGTTTCAAGCTGAAATGGTATTGAACTGGCTTTATACATGGTTAGAATCTAAGTTTAGAAACCGAAAAATCAAAAGCAAATGGAGAAACCATGAAGGCTTACTTTACATAGCCAAACCATTATTCGCTTGCGCATCGTGTATGCCCTCTATTCATTCACTCCCTTTACTATTTATACTTCCAATTTGGAAAGTCGCTATAATAGCAGTTATAAGCATAACCATTGCAACTTTAATTAATGATAAAATCTACGAATAATGCCAACACTATGTGAGCCGATTATAGAATTAAGCATCTGCGACAAGAACGTCAAGATAGCTGAGAACATTCAAGACCTAACCTTAATAGTTTATAAGGGAAACCAAAGACAATGTAGCTTTGAGATACCTAGCATTGCTGGTGACATAGTGTTAACTGATACCGAGATACTAGAGTTCGGAAGTACTGCTCATACCTTCAAACTATATTTAAAGTATGCTGACAATAGTAGAGCTAACTTTCAGTATTATAATTGTGAAGGTGATGAGATGCAAAGCGAAGTTATTAGATTAAGATTTATTGAATGTGGTGATTTAAATGATGTATTAAATGAAATTTGCTAGTATAAAAGAAAAACTATTCCCTAAAAAAGTAGACTCTGGAGGAAAAAGCGTTCCAATGCGCTATGCTTTTACGGGTGCAAGTGGTCATAATTACTATCATTATATTGACGCCGCTAATGATATGAACCCGGCTAGGTATATTGAATATTACTTACCAATGGTCAAAGAATACTTTTTAGGTATTAAGCGAACAGAATTAGATATATTCTTTAATAAGTGTAAGGGATATGCTAATATAAAGCAATATGAAGCTGCTCACCTAGTAATGGAGGAGCGAGCAAAATTAAACCTAGATACAGGAATCATTTATGATATAATGAGTGTTCTATATCTTCGAGGTGACGAGAAAAACGAATTTGTTGACCAACTATTCTTACAGGAGAAGTCTAAGGACATTAAGAACACAATGCGAGCAAGTGGAGGGGCTGACAATGGTTTTTTTTTATGTCCAGAGTTCAGGAACTTTTTAAAGTCGGCGAATCTATCGGACATAGATTGGAGTTCATATACACGAATAGCGGAAAAGAACATCGAGATATTGGAGGAGACGTTGAATTTAATCCGCAACTCCGACCAATTCAAGAATATAACGAATACACCGAAAAAATAAAAGAGCAGTTGGTTTACATTTGTCAAAATGTAGATGACTATAACAGAGTATGGAACGGAACGATGCGAGACTATTATTTTGCGCTCACTAAGTTCATTCAAAGCATACCAAAAGAAACCAAAAAATCCAATAAGTAGCGAAGGCTTAAGGATATTTCATAACATTTAAAATCATTAAATATGATAGATGAAATAGTAATAAAAGCCAGATTAGACACTAAACAAGCCGAACAAGAATTTGACGAACTCAAAAAAAAGGGCAATTCTACAATATCTGATATTGAAAAAAATGAAATCAATGTCAAAGTAGATACAAAAGATGCAGTTAATCAGGTATCGAATCTAAATGGTACATTTGGAAAATTACGCCAATCATTAACAGGAAGTAATGGTATAGGTTCTGCAATAGCTGGAGCTTTTGGCGGTTTAGCAGTTGGTGCAATCGGTTCTATTTCAAGTGCTATAGGTTCACTTGGTTCAAAAATAG